GGGTTGATATTTTTGATGCGGAAAACGTATCAGGAGGAGGCAGATTAACCTTAGATGCAGGCGGCGGCCCTATGTTTGTCTTGCATCAAGGCGAAGTAGTCAAGGTTCAAACAGAAGCATCCTCGGATATGGAGTTTGTAGTTACCATTGACTTGATGGAAGTACCACCAGCACTTGTAAACTTTGTTTAATAACTAGGAGAGTCCCTAAATGAAGAACGTTAACGAAATGTTTGTAGGCTTTATTCTTGTAGCCCTTATTTCATTGTTTTCGTTGAATGCAGCCGCAGAAACCTATATTGAGTATCCAGACGGATCTACGTATACGCTAGAAGATAGTGAAAATGTGTTTATTTCTACACAACCAGTGTTTTCTAAAAAAACGTACAACACGGGTGCTGTGTACTTTACTCCCGTAGAGTCTAATACTAAAAGGGACTATGTTGCTTCTCCTACTGACGGAACTGAAGTAGGCTCTACTGAGTGGTGTAAAGCGTATGTGCCTTGGAGCGAGGGTTATACGTTTAATATGCAAGCGTGGCAGAGATTTTGTGATACCAATAACGATGGTGAGTACGGAGAAGGTGACGCAGGCTGGGAAGGCTAACGCTTGACGGTATTTGCATTAGCTTGTTTAATGTTGTTGCCTATTGTTACTGGAACGTTAACTTTTTACTTGAGTTACAAACTCTGTGACTGACTTAAACGTACAGCTGTTACCTTGGCAGCAGGAAGTCTACTCTGATCCCGTAAGGTTCAAGGTAGTCGCTGCTGGAAGACGGACAGGGAAGTCCAGACTCGCAGCGTGGATGTTAATCATCAATGCGCTGCAGGCCGACAAAGGCCACGTTTTTTACGTTGCGCCCACTCAGGGTCAGGCCCGTGACATTATGTGGCAGACTCTGTTGGAGCTAGGACACCCTGTGATTGCGGGTTCACACATTAACAACCTGCAAATCAAGCTGGTCAACGGGGCCACGATTAGTCTCAAGGGAGCCGACAGGCCAGAGACAATGCGTGGTGTGTCCTTGAAGTTTCTTGTAATGGACGAGTACGCAGACATGAAGCCTGACGTATGGGAGCAGATCCTCCGTCCAGCACTAGCTGACCAAAAAGGATCAGCAATGTTCATAGGTACGCCTATGGGCAGGAACCACTTTTACGAACTGTACAAACTTGCGGAGCTAGGGGACGATGAAACTTACAAGGGGTGGCACTTTACCAGTTATGACAACCCCATCCTCGACCCTGACGAAATTGACACGGCAAAGAAGTCAATGTCGAGTTACGCCTTCCGACAAGAGTTTATGGCCTCATTTGAAGCAAGAGGCTCAGAAATGTTCAAAGAAGATTGGGTCCAGTACGGAGAAGAGCCAGAGGTTGGAGATTACTACATAGCTGTTGACTTAGCTGGTTTTGAAGAAGTAAACAAGAAACGGACAAAAAATACAAAACTAGATGAAACCGCAATCGCTGTTGTTAAAGTTAGTCCTGATGGTTGGTACATTGATAACATTATACATGGGCGGTGGAGCCTTGACGAGACTGCCACCAAGATATTTCAGGCCGTTAGAGACTACAGACCCATTAGCGTTGGTATTGAAAGAGGAATAGCAAAGCAAGCGGTTATGAGTCCTCTAATGGACCTACAGAAGCGATACGGGACGTTCTTTCGCGTCGAAGAGTTAACCCACGGTAACAAGAAAAAGACTGACAGGGTTATGTGGGCGCTACAGGGACGCTTTGAAAACGGTTACGTATCTATTAACAAGGGTGAGTGGAACAACAGATTCTTAGACCAACTGTTTCAGTTTCCAGATCCACTGACCCACGATGACTTAGTGGACGCACTAGCCTACGTAGATCAACTGGCACAAGTAGCGTACCACTACGATTATGAAATAGACGATCACGAAATACTAGACGTAGTAGCGGGATATTAACATGAGTATGTTTTGGAAAGAGTTTACAAAAGAATTTTCTAAACCTAAAGTTTTTAGACCGTTTAATACATATGGCATCTACGCTATTTCTGCCGTAGTGTTTTTTACACTAGGTTACAGCGTAGCAGTTCTCTAAGGATAATACTATGGCAGAATCAATTTATAGTCCAGACCCTTTAATGATTGAAGAGTCTCTTGAAGGTTGGGTAATTACCAAGTGTGAAGATTGGCGAGATAACTATGAATCAAACTACGAAGAAAAGTTTGAGGAATACTATAGGCTATGGCGAGGTCAATGGGATCCTACTGACTCCGAAAGAGCATCAGAGCGTTCTCGTATTATCTCTCCTGCACTTCAACAGGCTGTAGAATCTAACGTAGCAGAACTAGAAGAAGCTACATTTGGCAGGGGCAAGTGGTTTGACATTGAAGATGACATGAATGATCAACAAAGTCAAGATGTCATGTACTTGCGTAACAAACTAACAGAAGACTTTGAGTCTTGCAAAGTACGTAAAGCAGTAGCAGAGTGTTTGATTAATGCTGCTGTATTTGGTACAGGCGTAGGGGAGGTGGTCCTTGAAGAGATTAAAGAGATGGCTCCAGCGACTCAACCCATTATGGGTGGGGATCTCACGGCTGTGGGCGTTAACATTACGGATAGGATTGTTGTTAAGCTCAAACCTGTACTACCCCAGAACTTCCTGATTGACCCTGTAGCAACGTCTATTGAAGACGCTATGGGTGTAGCAATTGACGAGTTTGTATCTAAGCACTCCGTAGAACTTCTACAAGAACAAGGTATTTATCGTGAGGGACTAATTGAATCAGCAGCTCCTAACTCAGAGCTAGAGCCAGACCAAGACCTTACAGTATACACAGATGACAAGGTACGGCTTACAAAGTACTACGGTCTTGTTCCTCGTGAGCTACTAGAGGCTGAAGGCGTAGACGTAGATTCTGATTCTATGTACGTAGAGGCTATCGTTGTTATTGCTAACGGCGGCACACTCTTGAAAGCTGAAGCTAACCCATACATGATGGGCGACCGTCCAGTAGTTGCTTTCCCTTGGGACGTAGTGCCTTCTAGATTCTGGGGTCGTGGGGTGTGTGAAAAAGGCTACAACAGCCAGAAGGCTTTGGACACTGAGCTACGCGCACGTATTGACGCATTGGGCCTTACGATTCATCCAATGATGGCTATCGACGCTACACGGCTTCCTCGTGGTGCTAAACCAGAGGTACGTCCGGGCAAAATGATTCTAACTAACGGAGATCCCCGTGAAGTACTTCAACCATTTAACTTTGGACAAGTTAGTCAAATTACTTTTGCACAAGCAGCATCGCTTCAGCAGATGGTTCAACAAGCTACAGGAGCCGTTGACTCCGCTGGTATTGCTGGACAGGTTAACGGAGAAGCCACAGCAGCAGGCATAAGTATGTCTCTTGGCGCTATTATTAAACGCCATAAGCGCACACTGATTAACTTCCAGCAGTCGTTCCTGTTACCGTTTGTTACTAAGGCTGCACACAGGTATATGCAGTTTGACCCTGAAAATTATCCCGTAGCTGACTACAAGTTTAACGCTACGAGCACTCTGGGTATTATTGCTCGTGAGTACGAGGTTACTCAGCTGGTACAGCTACTGCAGACTATGCAGCAAGACAGTCCTCTGTACCCCGTGTTGATTCAAAGCATTATTGACAACATGAACCTCAGTAACCGTGAGGAACTTATTGCAGCAATGCAACAAGCAGCACAGCCTAACCCTGAAGCACAGCAGATGGCTATGGCGGCTCAACAAGCACAACTACAGTTCCAGCAGGCGCAGACATCAGCACTACAAGGACAAGCTGCAGAATTTCAAGCAAGGGCAGGTAAGCTTGCGGTTGAAACTCAGCTGGCCCCGCAAGAACTTGAGATTGATAAAATTGAAGCAATTACTAAAAACCTTAAAGAAGGTGACGAAGATGACAAAGAGTTTGAACGCCGCCTAAAAATTGCTGATATTGCGCTTAAAGAAAGAACTCTTAACAACCAAGCTAGTAAAGGAGCATCTAGTCGTGCTAATGACACAAACCGAAATGAACAGCTTCCTAGAGCAAATCAACCAAGCGTTCCAAACGCAATTCGACAGATTGGACTTACTGGAGAACCGGGTCAAGGAACTAGAGGACCAACTCAATGAGCAAAAAGGATCCACGACTAGCAAGAGTAGGAGTAAGCGGGTACAACAAACCGAAGCGGACTCCTAGTCATCCTAAAAAGTCTCACGTAGTTGTTGCTAAGGAAGGTGACAAAGTGAAAACTATTCGTTTTGGTGAGCAAGGGGCTAAAACCGCTGGCAAACCTAAAGCGGGTGAAGGCGATAAAATGAAAAAGAAACGGGCATCATTTAAAGCCCGTCATGCAAAAAATATTGCTAAAGGTAAAATGTCTGCGGCGTATTGGGCAAATAAGGTGAAATGGTAATGGCAAAAGGAATGAAACACTACAAACGTGACGGGACTCTTTATACAGGGGAAACCCACAAAATGCCAAATGGCTCGTTGCATTCTGGTAAAACTCACGGCAAGACTTCTGTAAAATTATTTCATTACAAAGACTTGTCTAAAAAAGCAAAGGAGAAAGCTGATGCCCGGAAGTAAAAATAAAAAAATAAGACCAGCAAAAAAAGAAACGGCAAAAAGCCGAAAAGAATTTCTTAAAAAGATACGTGAACAAACTAGAAAACAAAGTAGAAAAAAAACATCAACAAAAACAATGAAGGTTAAAGGTTACTAAAGTGCCTAAGAAAAAGAAAGCTAACGATGCGTGTGCAAAGAAGGTCAAAGCCCGTTACAAGGTGTGGCCTTCTGCATATGCGTCTGGTGCTGTAGCTAAGTGCCGCAAGGTGGGCGCTAAAAACTGGGGTAAGAAAAGTGGCCGTAAGAAAAAGTAAAAAAGGCGCTGCCCTCAAGAAGTGGTTTAAGGAAGAATGGGTAGATGTAAAGACCGGGAAACCTTGTGGACGTAAGTCTGCTACTAAGTCTAAGCGTCCGTACCCCTCGTGTAGACCCAAAGCTGTAGCTGCTAAGATGACAAAAGGTGAAAAAGCCTCATCATCTAGACGTAAAACAGGCCCAGCTAAGATTAAACACGCAGTTACTGCTTCTGGTCGTAGGCGTAAAAGTACCAAAAAGAGTAAATAACTCTTGACAAAGTTATAAAAATATGGTATAATAATATCATATAGTTCTATAGAGATAACCAAGGTGGCCTCAAATGGATCAAGAAACACAACAGTACTACGACAACTACTTTACCCTGTTTTCTACGGATGGTTGGAAACAGCTAACTGAAGAGTTACAGCAAAATGCTTTAGTGATTAACAGTGTTGAAGCTACTAAAGATGCTAATGATCTATATATGCGTAAAGGACAAATAAATGTTTTAGCATATATTTTAAGTTTAGAATCAACAACAAATGCTAATTACGACGAGTTAAACAACAATAATGATTAAAGTATTTGATTTTAAATGTACTAACGGACATATCTTTGAAGACTTTGTAGAAGAAGGTACTACAACCAGTAGGTGCGGTTGTGGTGCTAATGCTACAAAAATTGTCTCAGCTACTCAGCATATCCTAGATGGCTCCTCTGGGGACTTTCCCGGAAGACACATGAAGTGGGTACGCGAACACGAGAAAGCAAGGCAATCTAACCGGGAATCCTAGTTTTAGGGCAACTTCCATTTTATTTCTCCATAACCTAATGATAGGCGGGGTAAGTTTACAATGTCAAGAGCGACACTAATTGATGAGCGTCCAGAAGAGGAGTTAGAAGCAACAGATCAACTCGACACACAGGACACCGTAGAGACTCCTCAAGAAGAGGAACAACCTGTACAAGAGCCTGAAATTCCAGAAAAGTACCAAGGTAAATCTGTCGAAGACCTCGTACAGATGCACCAAGAGCTAGAGAAATTCTCAGGCAAACAGAGTACGGAAGTTGGAGAGTTACGAAAACTTGTTGATGACCACATCCAGACACAACTCAACGCACAACAAGCACCTCAACAACAGCAACAAATAGACGATGAAGATGATGTTGATTTCTTTGTTGATCCTCAAACCGCTGTTAGTCGAGCAATAGACAACCACCCTAAGATTAAAGAAGCGGAAGCTTACACACAACAAGCAAAACAACAGGCTACTCTTGCACAGCTAAAATCTAATCATCCAGAAATGGAACAGATTTTGCAAGATCCTAAATTTGCAGAGTGGATCAAAGGGTCAAAGGTTAGAACACAGTTGTTTGTAAAAGCTGACCAAGCTTACGATTACGACTCTGCTAACGAACTGTTTTCACTCTGGAAAGAGAAGAACCAAGTAGTACAGCAGGCCGCTGAAGTTGAAAAACAAGCGCGTAAGAGTGCAGTAAAATCAGCTAACACAGGCAACGCTCGCGGAACAGGGGAAGGATCACGTAAGAAAGTTTATCGTCGTGCTGACATTATTAAACTTATGCGTACCGACCCAGAACGTTATCAGTCTTTATCTGATGAAATATTTAAAGCATACGCAGAGGGTCGCGTTAAATAGCCTAAAGGAGAAATATCATGGCTAATGAAACCTCTGGAACTTATTTTACAGCTAATGCTGTAGTAGACAAAACAGCAGCGGGAACTTTTATCCCCGAAATTTGGTCGGATGAGATTATTGCTGCATACCAAAAGAACCTGAAAATGGCTCCCCTTGTCAAGCGTATGTCTATGTCTGGCAAGAAAGGCGATGTAATCCACATCCCTAAGCCTACTCGTGGTGCGGCCTCTGCTAAGGCAGAAGCTACTGCAGTAACCATTCAGGCAAACCTTGAGTCAGAACTGCAGATCACTGTAGATCGACACTTTGAGTACTCGCGTCTGATCGAAGACATCGTAGAAGTACAGGCTCTGTCCTCTCTGCGACAGTTCTACACTGAAGACGCTGGTTATCAGCTGGCTCTGAAAGTTGACACTGACCTCATCAACGCTGCTACTGGCTTTGGTGATGGT